TGGTATAAATCATAACCTATTAAATAAGGGGTATAAATGTTAGTAAAACCAGTAATAAATAAAGTTAAAACCATACCTACTACTAAATTTCAGTATAATATCTTTAAAATTGCTGATTTAAGTTTTAGTCCATTAAATCCTAGTGTAAGAACAGAGCTGAGACGTGTTAAATCTTTAGCTACAAATATTGCTAAAAATGGTCAAAATGAGCCTATTACAATTATGGAAATGGTATCTAATGGAAATCGTCTTTTGCGTGTCGTTAATGGCCATAGACGATGTGTAGCATTAAAAGAACTTGGACATGAAGACGTCCATGGTATTTTGCTCACTAATAAGAAAATAAACCATGACAAAGCTTTCACCTCATTACATGAAGATACTATGAAAATTAATGCTGTTCAAGAATGTGAGAGATGGTTAAAGGGTGCTAAGAATATTTCTACTAGAGTAACTAGGAGAATATATGAATTAGAGAACCTTTTAGGTAAAGCTATAGCAAAGAATACTATTAAAAGATGTGTCAGTCAAGATATGAGTCCTTTTACCATTTTACAAGGTATTAAGAGATTTAATACATATACTGGTAATCAGGCAAGGCAAAGGAACTCTGCTGTAGCATATTATTTACTTAATGTTTGCACAGAATGGAGAATGAGAATGGCTATAGAATCATTCATTCCTGTAGATGTATTAATAGAACATATTCTAACTAGAGAACCCATTGCACAAAGCTGGGCATCTCAAAATTAATAAAGGATAATGATGAAAAAAATAATATCATTCTATTTAAATAAACTAATGGAATCTATCGTTCGCTCTTTATGGGCTGGCATATGGACCGCCATTGGTTTTATAATGATAATGAAGGTGACGAAACTCTTCATTATAGTAACCGGTTAATCATAAATAATAAGGAGGCATATATATGTCTGAAGTAACTCGCGAGGTACCTACCCAAACTGTAACTGTTAAAACTATTCGTTTCATGAATGGTGGTCAACTACCTCAACCAACTGAAACTACTGCAGTAACAGTAGCTGATTTAAGAAAATCCGCTGAAGAAGGTGGTATGGGACTTACAGGTTCTATTATTGTAAATGATGTTGTAGCATCAGCTGATAATACAACACCAATTAACGACGGTGACAGAGTTTCCCATGTTGCTGGCGGTAAAAAGGGTGGCATATAAGCCAACCTTTTAGGCACACCATGCTCATCTAGCGAGCGAGGTATAAGCCCTAATGGGAACAATGGTAAGAATAGACTCCTAGAATCATTACTCAAGCACGCCAACGTTACTAAAGACTAACAATATTTATGATTTATAATGAATTATAATTGATGAGCTCCTAAAGAAACAAGAGCCCGCAAGTAGTCCCTGTTTCGAAATGTTTATTCATAATCAATCAGAGGGGGAATCCCGACCCAGCGGCCGCAGGCCGAGAGGTTCCATTCCCCCTTTGAACATTATAAAGGGTAATTAAATGCAAGAATCATTAAAATTAATACAAATACCTAAGGTAGATACGTCAAGGTTATCTAGAGTAGGTGAATTTCGTAGAATAGTTGAAAGAATTGAGCGAAAACATAATTTAAACCTTGAATTTAACAATAATGCGCGTTGGAGACCTGGTTCTTATGAACGATTAAAAGAACAAGTGACTCATTCATTATTTCCTCATTGGTCTAAACCTAAAGGAGCTAATACTATCAGAAGATTAACTAAACATCATTCTTACCAATGTACTCAATTGGCAAGTGATTTAATTATGATTGATGATGAATTAAAAGGTTTTAGAAATGCTAAACAATCTTTAGATAGTGAAAAAGCTACTCTTGAAGGCCAAATGTTATTAACAGAATATATGAATGAGGTAACAAGGCCTATTCCAAATACAAGTGTAGAAATAACTTCTTTACCATATTTTGCAAAAAAAAGACGTAGTAATGAGTGTCATCATGTAGATGGTGGTCTATTTGAATATACATGGGATAATCCATTACATCCAGAATATGATAGAGTTGGTGAATTGGTTAAATATAATATAAGTCGTAGCAAATTAGAAGAATTATATAAAATATATAATCTTAATACTAATCCTCAACGATGGTATATTAACATTATCATACCTTTAGAAGATGTTGATATAGATTATTATATAAAAACAGAAGATTCTGGCATAGTATGTACTAATCCATATGGAGGTTTAGTTGTTTGCTTTACTATTCCATTATATGATGCAATATTAGGCTATCGTCAGATTAAAATGTCTAATCCTAAAATAGAAAATCAACATACAGTATATCGACGATTGAATTTGAAATATTTATGTAATCATACATTTAAATTTCCTTATATGTCAAGTATAAAACATCCATTTATTCAAAGTGGTGGTAGATATTCTTATGATTTAGGAAATACTTGTTTTGGAGATTTTAAAGAAGACATTGTAATGGCTCTCTTTTGCGGGATGATAGGCCCATTAAAAGCAATTTTAACTAAATGGGCATCAACATATTATCTGGGCAATACTTCTCCTTTAAATCAAACTGAATATCATCATATAGGCATGCCTAAAGAATGGAAAGGAACTGCTATTCCTGACTATATGGGAACAAATATTTCTATATGTAGAGATACAGTAAGAAATGGAGTAAGCCAAGAACAAATGCTTGCCAGATTTTGTTCTAAATGTGCTTTATCGGAGAAAAATGATACTCGTGATGTATGTGAATATTATCTTAGGCTAAGTAAAGAACCAATTGCAGTGCCACCTCAATATCTTGCTGCACTTGATGCTGTGATAGAACAGCAAGGTTTGCCAGGATTGGCTTATGTATCTAAAACTCAACAGTTTAAAGCTATTATTCAAACTAAAGCTATAGCAATGTGGAATATTGTAACAAGTGGAATAGATAGTAGTACGCGAGATTTTACATCATTATGGAAAACTCCAGATATGGGAGCTGGAAATTGTGATTGGGCTATATTTGAAGATACTTGTACGAACTTTAGTCGAAATGTTTTAGAATATACTGACCATCATAATTCTGAAGGTTTAGCCAGAGATGCTTATCTGATTTATAGATATTGCGAAAGAATATATTGGCTAGATAGCCTGGGAAGTTATGATGGAGAAATGCGAGATAATATAGAAGATGAATATTATGATACCATTAACAAAGCAGAAGAGCTAAGACCTGTTCTTGATTATCGTTCAATGGTTAATACTCATAGATTATCAACTAATCAAACATTATATCCAGAGTATCTTGATATATTATTAACTAATTCTCAAGATGTTGAATTAGATGACACTCTTAACGCATGGTTACATGCAAATGACGAAGAAGCCGAAAGGGGACCAACAAATGAGCGCAACCCGTTCTGATGAAAAGAAAAATGCCAAGTTCTATATTTCTAAGGATGATTGGAATAAGGTAATAGCATACGCTGAATCATCATATCATCAAATGAAAGCTGAAATAGGTGGACAAATGGTGGTAATTGAAGATGATGAGGGAGACTTTATCATAAAAGACCCTGTAATCCTTAAACAGGAAGTATCAGGTGGAGATTGTACTATGGAAGCTGAAGCATTAGCTCTCCATTATTCTAAAATGGTAGGCAAACATGGCGATAATGTAAGACATTGTTGGTGGCATAGTCATCATACAATGGGTGCATTTTGGTCAGGAACTGATAATGCTACTATTTTAGCAAATAAATCCCACGATTTCACAGTATCTCTAGTAGTTAATCTTAAACAAGAATATAAATTAAGAGTTCAATTCTTCTATCCTTTTGAACATGAAGAAAATGTTACGCTTAATTTCCTTGAAGATATAGACGAAGTACGAGATAATAAGCTTGATGCTGAAGTAAAAGAGCTGTGTTCCAAATCTGTAGCAGCTGTAACAAAGTATGACCCTAAAACTAAAACATATGTTAATGGTAATCAAACTGGCCTTTGGACTAAACAAGACCAAAATGAAGTTGATGATTATAACATGTATGGTTATGGTATTAATGCTTATGGTGATGGCTATGGATATCAACGAAATGATACAGTTGATATGGATAAAATACCAGCTGATAAAGTTAAACCTGTTAATGATTTGATAGAAGAAATGCAGGATAAAATATTGGAAGACGATGTTTCTTATGAGCAATATCTTGAAATGAGAAAAACAATTAATAAGAGTATCAAAGGATACAATCTTAAAGTAAAGCTCATGAGCAAGAATGAATTGGAAGCATTAGTTTATCATTATTGGCCTGAAGATTTTCTTGAAAATATAGAAGGGAGGGATACAGTTGTTTATAAATGAAAGAAGTAGAGGTCTTATTGAAGACTTCGATAATAAAATCTTTCACATACTTGGATGCGGGGCTATCGGTAGTTCCGCATCTACCCAGCTTTGTCGTATGGGTGCAGATAAGTTCATCTTATATGACCTTGACAAAGTAGAAATACAAAATATTGGTGTTTCTCATTATGTATGGAAAGATATAGGCAAAAATAAGGTAGAAGCCTTAAAAAGACACCTTAAAATGATTAATCCAGATGTCGATATTACTGTAGAACCAGGGCGGTTCTCGGCATTCGTCAAGCCTCTCAGCGATGACGATATCGTAATTCTGGGTTTTGACAGTATGGACAGTCGCCTTGAAGCCGCGACTGCAGCGCTGACCGAGCGTAACAGACCATTTGCTCTTATTGATGGGCGAATGGGGGCGGAGGAGTACCAACAGTATGTGTTAACGAATCCAACTCTTGTGAAATATAAAGATACTTGGTATTCAGATGCAGATGCTAGTGAAGACCCCTGTAACGCCAAGGCGACATCCTACTGTTCTAATATGGCAGGAGCATTCATTGCAAATGCTGTAAAAAGACTGTTGACCGAAGAAGAATGTCCTAGAGAATTTCTGTTTACATTTAAAGGATTATCTCTTGGTTATACAGTCAATTGAATGTATATTATAACTACTGATTAATGACAAAATAGGAGAAAGTTATGGCACTCAAAAAAGCCAAGCGCAAACCTGTTTCTGTTAATCCTAAAATCCTATTGCTATATGGGGCTCCAAAAGTTGGAAAAACTACTATGCTAAGTAAGTTAAACAACTGTTTGGTAATTGATACCGAATCCGGGTCCCATATGCTTGAGGGATATTTTCAAGGCGTTAACAGTAAAGAGGAACTCCTGGAGTTTTATAAAGAAGCAGCAGATGGACATGATTACAAATTCTTTGCATTGGATACAGTCGACAAACTAGTCGAATGGACCACAAAAGATGTGATTAAGGAAATGGGTGTAGATGATATAGCCGATTTACCTTATGGCAAAGGTTTTGGCATGGTTCGTGAACGTGTGTTGAATAATATAAAGAAACTTCAGAGTCTATGTCCAAAGACTATTATAGTTGGACACCGAAAGACAGCGACCGCTGTTGATAATTCTACTGCCGTAGAACCTGAATCACTTGATTTATCTGGCAAGCTTAAAAACCAGTTAATGGCTCAATCTGATGCTATTGGCTATATGTTTAGAGGTGATGAAGATGAATTGATGGTTTCATTTCAAGCAGGCATAGCATTAGAAGCTGGTAGCCGTTGTGAACACCTGAAGGGAAAGGTATTCCCTTTTGATTGGAAGAAAATCTATAAAAAGGAGAGTGAATAATGGCATTATTTAAGCCTAAAGGAATGAGTAGTAATAGTGGTCATAATAAGTATATGGGCGTATGTGAAATGGGTATAGTCTCATTTTCAGACAGGTCAGATGAATTTGATTGGGCTGATATATTTATTTGTGCTGAAGTTGCTATTAAAGAAAGTGAGTATAATCGTGAAATTAAAATACGCGGTTCATTTGATAGGGATGCTAAAGGAAATATAGAGGGTGGTTCAGTGTTGAATCGTATGTATAAATTCTTTGGTGATATTGGTTGTAGTGCAGGTATTAATATTAAAGGTGGTTGGGAAACAGAAGATGGAACAGCTATTAAAGATATTGCTAAATACTTGACTGATAATCATTTAAGTAGCGTAATACCAGGAACCAATCCTTCTTATGACTCTGTAGGTTACGTCTATAAAGAGGCTAATAAGAAAACTGGCAAAGCATATAATACTGTTCATTATCGTTTATTCCCTAATACAAGCACTGGTAAAGTAGATTTAGCCAGCCATGTAAAATGGATGAAAACCAATGGATATTTGAAGGAAGCTACTAATGTTCCTACTAAACCAAATGGAGTAACAGCTACACTGCCTACTACAGTTGAAGATGCCCTGTGAACTATATAGAGATAGCTAAAGCCGAACCTAGGAATCGTGGATTTATAATTCCTAAAACAGAGCTATCTTCTTATATTAATACTGAAGAGCCTTTATACCGTTCATTATATTTATATGATGAGGTAGGTAAAAGTCAAATTGATGAAGCCGGGTCCGTAGGAGATTTCTATGGAACCCGGTGGATTGATAAAGTATTAATTGATATAGATAAAGGTGATGATTCTAATGAACATACCTTACGTCAAACACTTGCATGTGTTATGGCTTTATCAGACCTAGGAGTAGTAGCACATAAATCAATACAACCTTATTTTAGTGGCACTGGATATCATCTAGTTCTACCTAATGCTGTATTTAATTTTGAAGCCTCTCCAGAATTACCTTATATAGTCCGAAAAACTATGGCAGAGTTACTGCCTGGTATTGATGATATGATATATATTCGAACTGGAATATATCGTATACCCCATACCGTAAATCTAAAAACGAATCTATATAAAGTTCCTCTAACAATTAAAGAGCTACAAACGTTTAAAGTAAAAGATATTCTTGACATAGCAAAAACGCCAAGATTAGAATTTGCTTATCATTCTTTAATTGGAGAAGGTGAATTAGAAGAATACATTTTAAAAGAAACACCTAAAATACAAGAATTAAGACCTGTTACTGAAAATATCAAGGTTGTACCTTGCGTTCAAAGAATGTTAGCTATAGGACCCCAAAAAGGCTCTAGAAATAACATTTTGATGCGCATAGCTAGCCATTTCAGAAGACATGGTATTCCTAGCGAATTTGCTAAAGTTTCATTGCAACATTGGAATGACGGTAATCTAGACAACAATGTACTAATAGATAAGATAGAACAAACATACAATAAGGGTTATCAATATTCCTGTCAAGATAAGTATATGAAAGAATATTGCCAAACTAGATGTATTTTCTTTAAACGTAAAGATTATCTTATAGACGTATTATCTGTTGATAGTTTACAAGACGAATTTCATAATCGAATGACAACTAATTTTCGTGGAAGAACTGTAAATCTGTCAAGAATGTTAGGTTTATCTAGGGGAATTGATGCAACGATTTATCCTGGTGAATTAGTAACAATTTTTGGACCCACAGGTTCTAGTAAGACAACCTTGGCTCAAAATCTTGCATTAGGTGTTGATTTTGTAAATAATAAAATAGTCAAAGAGTGGCAGATTCCTACGCTTTTTATATCCCTTGAATTGTCAGCCTGGTATATGCATAGAAGACATATGCAAATAGTAGCTAATTGTGGTAAAGAGGATGTAAATGAGAAATATGATATTATTTTTCGTAAGCATAGAGAAGAATTGAGTCATGTTTCCATACAGACTATATCTCCAACAATTGAGCAAATTAAAGATAAAATACGTGAATTAAATCCAGCTATGGTAATTGTAGACTATATTGACCTTGTTGAAACTCCTCCTCATGTTAGAGGAGAATATGAACAAATTAAACATATATCTCACAGCTTATCTAATATGGCAGTTAATTTTGATGTTATTATCATTCAAATTTCTCAAGTTAGTCGAGATTATAGTAGGAACGAGGTGCTTGACTTATATGCTGGTAAGGGGTCAGGTGCCATAGAAAATGCCAGTAGAAAAGTTTTAGGGCTCAATGGACAAGCTGATGATTCTATAAAGGAAATTAGTATGTATAAAAATACTGATGGAGAATT